AATCATATTGTATCTCTTCATCACCTCTTTTTTATGATTATAGTCACGTAGCACGAATCCCAACTGCGGGTGATAACGACCATAGCCAAGCTCACTCATTTGACCTTCATTCACCGCAGTCTTTGAAACCATACCCTTCCCTAATGAGTACAGTTGCAACATACATCTGCGCTTGCCGCATTCCAAGCAGCCCAAACGATTATCCTTCGGGCATTTTCCTGAAGCGTAATACATATCGCTTCGTACTGCATCACAGTGGCGGCATTTAAAGTCGTGAACTGGCATTATTCGGGCCTCGGTACGGGTGGCAGTGCGTCGGCAAAATCCTGCATCCTCTTTTTCTTCTTCAGGCGTCGTGAATACGGATCAGGTGCAGGTGGATAAACACCTGTTTCTTCTGCTGTCTCTGGGTGCCGACGGATTAAATGCTGATCATATCTTTTTTGCTCCACTCGCGCCTCGCAAAATTCACATTTGATTTTCGGTATCTTTATCCTCTCCCTTCATCTGGTCGCCGACTGCCTTGTGCATCAGGTCGATCAGGTCAATCATTGCCTTTCTTACTTCTTCATCTTTTTCAGCATAAACCAGTCCACACCGAATGTTCGCCAGTTCAGCTGAAATGTGTGTGAGAGTCATTTTTTTGCCCTATCTTTGTGTCAAGTCCTCTGCCTCTCTGCTTACCACATCCTGCGTCTGCTGCGCAGCAGACTGGACCTGACCTATAATGCTGTCAGGCTGCGAATCTAACGATGCGCTTGCAGAGGGAGCTCCTCTGCCCTGTGCCTGTGCAAATGCTTGGTTGTGTGCGTCCAGATGGCCCTGTGCAAGCTGCACGACCATCTGTTGATGCTCCTGCGGCAGTTGCTGGAACTGCGGGTACTGCGACAGGGCATCGGGTGACTGCAATCGCATGTGTGTGGCGTGGTCCTCTCCCTGCGTGATGCCCGGATCGGTCAGGAAAGCCATCATCCACTGATTCTCAAGTTCAGCAGACTTGGCTGCGTCGGTATTTGCATCATTGCGCAGCAACTTTTCAGGCGCAATATCACCGTGTGCACGAATGACGTAGCGATCCAGTTCAAGCTGTTCAGTATTTGGCGACTGACGCAGGAAATTAACCATCGACAATGCGCGATCCTTCTGCAATTTCTCGTACAGCACATTCATCGACCCAGCAGCGACGCTGATATTCACGCGACCCCGGTTTTTCCACATATCCAACGCCATCTTAATTCGATCAGCCCCGAATTTCGTCGTCAGGCTTTGATAGTCAACCCCTGCGCCCAGCTTTTCGTCCGCCAGTATATTCATTGTGCCTTTTGCGATCCACGTCCAAAGCTCTTCTACGGGGTCCTGATTGTAATCTCTGTTCAGCTGTGAATCGCTGGCAACAATGGCGGCTTCTGTCGCAGAGTCCGGGTTGCCTGTTGATGCAGACCTTACGGTTTCGCTTTCAAAGCGAAGCATCGTTTCAGAGAAGCGATAGACGTCCGTCGGAACGCCGCCCCAGTCCAGCCCCCTAACCCCGTCGGGGTTTTCCATCAGCAAAACTTCACCATCTTCAACATCTCGTAAGTCGCGCTTAAAGTTCTCGTTCGTATCCGCTTCGGATGCGCTTGCAACAGCGATTCTTTTAAAGCGTTCCAGCAAATCGGCGGTGCGCGTTGCACTCTTTACCACTGCATCCTGCGTCTGCTCGGCATACGTCATAATTCCGTCGCCGAAGAACCGATCATACACATCAAACGCCAGTGAAAAATACTGGAACCCGCCCTCGATCAGCGGTTCCTTTTTCGTCGGTGCGCCATTGCTAGTTGCGCGAGAAAGCAGCGGTCTGCCTGTGAATGGATCAGAAACCATCTGCGGACTGTCGGGTTGCGCAACATCTGTGAAAATAGGATGAGAGATTTCTTCAATCGGCTCTTCGATTCCGTCAATGAAAAATGCACGCATCCTGTTTTCTCTATCGTGAACCTCATACGCTGTAGAAAACAGTCCCAAGCGATACGCTTTTTCCAGCGTCTTTTTTTGTTGGTCCGTTTCCTCGGTAAGATTATTTGCTTCGCCAGCAAAAAGTTCTTTCACCACTTCCTGCGTCGTTGATTTGCCCTGCTTCTGCTTGATCAGTCTTTCGATCTGTGCGAATGAGCCTTCAAAACGCTCGTCCTTCAAAAGCATTGGCAGCGCCACCTGCATTTCCTCGACGACAAATCTGCTGGTCCTGAAATCTTCAGGACATACCAGAGGATCGACAAGGACGCGTTCTGTGGGGATGAATGAAATGTATGGAAATCCGGGCGGAACAAGATCCGATGGCGTATAAGGCATCGCGCTGCGACCCTCACGCGGCATTGTTGACAGCTTGATGAATCCCCGGCTGCAAAATGCAGTCTCAAAGATGCAACGCTTGACGCGTGGCTTTGCCACCATCAGCGATAGGGCATCATTGACCAAATCTTCCATCACTTCCTGATTCTGGATCAGTGAATCACCCGCATTCGGATCAGCAGGATCATCTTCGGCTTTCATAAAGATGTATGGATAGCGGTACGCGATAGTTGCGATCAGCTCACGCATAATTTTGTAGAAACGCCCAATGTAAATGGTTTGGCCTTTTGACATATTGCCGATCTTATAGCCAACGCCTAGCTTGGACTTCAATCGACGCCATTCCTTTACGCGTTCCTTGCGATCATCGACCATCATTTCAATCGTATCACGCCAATATTTGATGTCAGATGTTTCCATAGATTTATGCGCTCTTTAGATTGGCCGTCATTTGAATTGAAATGCCTTCACCTGCGGCGCCGTTGATCGTGGTCAGCAGTATGTCGCCTGTCTGCCCTGAGTTCGCCGGGTCCTGTAAAAACTCGGCAGAATTCAAATCTACCATATCAGCATTGATCAGCGGACCGACATCTGGATAACCCCAGCCAAGTTTGACAGGGCCACCACCGCCGACGATCAGCGTGTCTGTTGTGGCATCCCATTCCAGACGTGCAAACAGTCCACCGGAAACACACATTCTCAACGACAGGATGCGACCTGATGACGGCACGCTGCCGAAATGAATAGGTGATGCAGATACATCCATAATCGCATAATCCGTCAGGTCTGAACCATCTGCTTGGCCGGAGTAATTCAGGTGATACAGGCCCGTGTCCACGTTATATGTCTGTACTCTGTGATGTGTCCAAGCCATAACGCTCTGCTCCTATTAAATTATAATCCAAAAATGATGCGAAGAAAAATAACTGTTACGAGATCAAGTCTCTATACTTAGCAGCATCAACGCGCAGGTTCTTCTCAATCGTCGGATGCGCATCCATGCCATCTGCTGCACCGTCCAAGAATGAAATCACATCGTCGAGCCAGTTGCGTTCAGCCCGTGAAAATAACAGTTTTTCCATCTTCTTTGCGCGTGCTGCTTTCTTGGCTGGTTTCTTCGCAGACGCTTTCTTTGCTTTTTTGGGTGCTGCTTTCTTTGCTTTGGCCATTATGCGCCTCCTATCTCAGTTCTTGAGCCGTGGGGTACGGCTCGTCCCAATGATACTTCAACCCACGGAAATACAGGCATCAATATTGCGAGACAAACGTGCCATCAGGCAAGAGAAAACCCGGCTCAGTTAATTGTACAGGGATGTTATTTTTAATCGCTAAATCTGAGTGATTAAAAATATTGTTTTCTCCTGCAACCGCACTAAACACCTCGCCCTTTTCATTTTTTACTGCAATTTTTGGAAAGGACTCTAACAGTTCTGGCTTTAAAAATAAATCTTCAGAAGTTATAACCTTACCATCTCCTAAAAAATCCTCAACGCTTAATTGGCGCTTACCAGTTGGTTTCCCTCTAAATGCTTCCTTTGCTACTTTCTGCGCTGCGGACATCCCACGCTTTGCCATTCCAACGACAGGAGACATCGGACCAGCTAAATCCAGTGCCGCTTCAGCAGGGTCTTCTGGCAGCATATACTGCCCGATCTTCCTAAAAAGATTATCTTCACCCAAAAAATCCAGTGGTGACTTTGGCTTTCTGATTACAGGCATCTCACTGTTTCTTCTGCTGGTCTGCCAGCTGCTTCACCATCTGTTTAATGTGGTCAGGCGTGAACAGCCCAACGGGTCCACGGGTCTTGTGCTTGCCCGGTCCACGCATATCGTCCAGCAACTGTCCGATACGTGCCAATGCGTCAACAATGTCGTCAACGCCATCGTCCTCGCCCGTGAATGCCATCAGTTCATCCATAATCGTCTGTGACCACGGCTGCCATCTTGGAAGATAGAAATATCCCTGCCACATACGACCACGAATCGACGACGCTTTAGCCGCCTTGTTCATATTCTCAGGCATTTCGTGAATGACTGTCGCGCTTGCCTTAAACTCACGCATCATTCGTCTGAGGAACGGACCAACTGCTTTATCGATCTGCTGCTTTGCAAATGCCCAGTCAAGCACTGGCTTATGCTTCTTAAGCATTGCAATAAACGTGTCTGCTGATGTTCCCGTATCGACTTGGGCGCGATAAAAATCGGTGACATAAATATTCTGGAACGGATCAACCTTGACAGTCAAATGGACAGTCCAGTCGCCTTTGTCCACGCTTACTGCAAAGTCAGTTGCGCCGTACGTATTGGCACGCTCTGGCTCATCCTCTGGATCATACCACTTGACCCATTCACGCTTGAAGTATGATCCCTCTGATGGCTTGGGTCGCTGCTGGTATAGACTTGTCCAGTTGCGATCACCCTGAGAAATCTTCTCCTGCTCCAAGAATCCTTCTGGAAACCACTCAGGCCAGAAATATTGACCGAGCTGGCGCCCCAACGGATCATCTGCACGTTCACATTCTGCCTGTATACTTAGAACATACCACATCTCTCCGTCGCGTGCTTGAATCCAGCCTGATTCACCGTTGTAATCCTCTGGCAGAATACGACCAGCTGGATCATCTTCGTGCCAGCGGGTCAGGATCATAATAATCCAGCCTGTCTTGGGCTTCAATCGCGTTCTAAGGTCCGAAACGTATGCTTCCCACGTCTTGTCACGGATTACCAGAGAATCGGCTGCCTCGCGTCCTTTGAGCGGGTCGTCGATGATCAGCCCATCAGCCCGGTTGCCTGTGATCCCTGCCAATATCCCTGCACCCATATACGTCGAGCCGTTTGTGAGAGTCCACGCATCTGCTGCCCGGTTATCCGGCACAATTGTCGTGTCCATTATTTCCTGATAATCTTCAGACATACAAAGCGTTCGGCAACGTCGTCCAAACTTCTTCGGCAGGATGCTGCCATAACTCGTAGAAATCAGCTCCCTGCCCGGTCTACGCCCCAGAAACCACGTAGGAAAAACGACTGAGGCATAGGTGGACTTTGCGCTTCCGGGAGGGAATAAAAGCATCAGCCGCTTTAATTGACCTGCCTCAGTCGCCATTAACTTATCGATCATCAGTTCGTGATGCAGGGCTGGGGTGACTCTTATCGGATAATACTCGTCAGCGTCGCTATCTTCATCTGGCGGCACGCCGGGAACATCGACTGATCTTACGAATGCGCTCAGGTGATCTTTCGCCACCTGCCGATCACGCCGTTCTAACAATGACACAATGTTTTTCTTGTCAGTGGCAGAAAGATCGTCGGCGTTCAGTATATCATCAATTTCCAAATAGCTGATGTCAGATGCAGACAATGCCATCAGTCCTTCACCTGCCTTGTGTACGTGATGCCGTTGATATTCTTATCGACAGGCTGACCAATCGTTGTTGCGAAATCTTCCAGATCATCAGGCCCATCGAAATGCACAATGATCTTGTGATAGTGTTCTACGTTCCCGCCATCACCTTCGGGCAGGTCAGTTATTTCTGCGTCAGCGCTTAAAAGACCAGCCAGTTCATGGGCATAAAAAAATGGAATCTCCAATTCACTCTCTATGTCTTCGAGTAACTGCTCAGGATTCCAATCTAAACTCAACTGCCCCACACGATTATCAGCATATGCTAATTCCCGCGCTTCTTTATCTTTATACAGGTCAAGGTCTGTTCGCTGCACTGCGACAAGTGTGTTGCCATCCGTCTTGACGACTTCAATATTTTCAATTCCGGCGGCCCCTGCCGTTTCAAGCGTCTTGTTGCCAGCGATGACATTACCGTGTTTGTCGATAAGGATCGATCGGCCTGCGCCATATTGCCTGATAGAATCGTCAAGAGCCTTGTCGCCGCGTTCTGTTCCTTTATTGGCATTGGCTGTATCCAGCGTTAGATCGCTGATGTTTTTTTTCGCCATCCCGAATCTCGCTCTGGTATTTAGCTGAACTACCCCAATCCACCGACGCCACCAAGCAGGTCGCCGCCTTCATCATTCATATTCAGCCTTGAAACGTCGTCAGATTCCTGTTCCTGCATCATCTGCTCCAGTGCATCCTGTAGCCCTCGAAAGAAATTCACAACCTCTGGCGTCACTCTCAGGTCGCCTCTGGACAATACCTGACTGATAGGATTATCCATTGCGCCCATACTCTGAGCGCTTCCCGGTAGCCGTGCACTGGCTGATGGTGCTGGTGGGCCTGCGCCCATTCCCTGCTCATTGCCTAAATTTGGGTATCCGATTCCTGCTGGCATTTGTTGCTCCAATCCGTGTGTTGTGACACGATCAATGGTGTTCCTTCACCCACATACAATCCACACATATTATAATCTACGAACTCGGCAGCTTCATCGAAGTCCATATCCTTAGCCAAAACTTCTACCAGCTTGTCATAATCATAGACCATCTTGCCTGTGGCTGTGCTGCCGATAATGCACGGGTCCAGTTCGTTGCGCGGCTCAAAATATACTGTCTCAGCTGTGACTGCTGCCATTGGTGTTCCTGTTCGGCAGCTCTTTAAATTCTGCGTCAGTGACAGATTCCCGACGCTTTAGCATCCGATTGGATATAGACTTGGATTTAGACAGCAGCTGTGCAATGCGCTCGTCCAGTTCATCCTCAGACGCTTCACGCAGATCAATGGGTCCACCGCCTGCGCCCGTAACTTCTTTCCGCTCTGGCGCATACAGGCCAAGGAGCTTGGCTTGCTGTTCACGGCATCTGGTGATATGATCTAAAAAGCGCACATCGGCTATACGGCCCTCTGTGCGCTTTACGGCTGTCTGTTTGGAACCAGCCCTGCCTTGCTCTGCTGTCTGTGATACCATCTCGCGATCTGCTTTGCTGCGCTCAAACTCAGTCCACGCTTCCTCAATCTGCAAGTCATACCCGGCAATCATCTTGGTAAGCCACAATTCAACAGACTCGTTCCGGCGTTCCAAGAACTGATCCTTGACCGCATTATAGTCACGACTGACCATCTGCTGTGATATGCCAAGCTTCACAGCCAGCTGTCTCTGCGTAACTTTCGGGTCACGGGCTATCGCACGCCACATCTTCGCCTGATCATCCAATCTCTGTTCGGGCGTACGGTGTGCGGCTGCCCCTGTAGCTTTTCGACCACTTGACATAGGAAACCACTCTTGGATCATGTAACAGGCTGTGATTATTGGGGATAGGTAAAATATGGAGAGATAGGGAGTAGTGGCATAGGGGGAATTTAAGCAATATTTGCACACCTGTCAAGCTGTGTATTCTGTTTATTTGCCGTGCAACATCCCACACAATATCGCAAGCGCGGGGGTCTAAACCCCTGTCAGAGCTGTCACCCCTTGACCAGCTCCGACAGGGGTAGAAGATCGCTATTGTTTTCGGAGGTCGATCTTCTTGTCCCATTGTCATGGTTGCTCCTTAAAAAACAAGTATTTCCTGCGTGACAGGAATGTAGCTTGCATCATATCTCTTGTTTTCGCCTTTAGGATAGCTCTCTTCGGGATAGTTTAGCGCCTTTTTTGCCATCTTCTTGAATCGCCTGTCTCCTGCAAAATACACGTAACGATGTTTTGGGCTTCTAAGCTTTCTGATACTGGGGTCTCTTGCGTGACGAGAATGCCCCTCTGCCCACATGTCTGTCCTTTTTAGAGTCGATCCTGTATAAATCCAGTTTGTAGCTTGATACACATAACCAGAATGATTCCAGCCCTGATCTGCATACGACACGATAATAAGATTTAGCTTTTTCAAAAACCGTAATGCACCACCTATGAGAAAAGACGCTAAGTTTTTCTCTCCAATCTCATTAATGACAAGCCTGTTCAGCTCAAAAACTCGGCTTTTCAAATCCTCGCCGCACAGCCCACGACACAGACTATCACTTGCGGGTTTCCCAAAAGACACAACGCCCTCAAGCTTGTCATTTACATATAGCCCGTAACAGAAAGAAATAGGTGGCATACGCTTGAGGTAATGCTTATTCAAGAACCAGTCTTTGCATTCTCCGGGCAGTATTTTTATGACGTTCACTTCCACATCTCCAAATCTACCAATTGGCATTAATTGGGGTGTATTAAGTTTGGCTTCTATAATCTAACAATCTCTATAAGCGTGCCTGTGCGCTCTGTTTCTTTCCTCCATCTGTAATCACGTTTCACATTGCGCGGGGCATCGTCAACAATAATCCCACGCTTCTGTAGCGCGTCGAAGATTGGCTTTGCCGCCATCACCATATTGTCGAAGTCAGGTTCACGGCTGGACATTCGGGTGATCGTGATCTCTGACTTCTGCAATGGCTGGTCCGGCATCTTGGCCTTTGGAAATGCGATCAGCAAAAGTTTAATCCACTTCTGCTTCTCTTTGTGTGCTGCCGACCAGTGCCGCCGGGTGTGTGCTGTGTTCATTGGCGGCAGGTAATCGACGAACACGTTGCGACGGTACGTTTTCACTGTCGACATCATTTGTATAAATGTTAAGGGCGGGTAGCCAGCGGAGAGAGCAAGAAAACCGCTGGACAGAAAGAGAGAGGGCAATTCTCCTACCCGCCCGATCAACTATCCTCGCGCCTGATTGTGCCACAGTTAGCACAGACAAAGACCCCATCACCGTAATTATACTCATCCTGATGATCACAGCGTTTAGATCGCGCTATAGTGCTGCGATCTGTTGCACGCGCCCTCGGCTTGTAATAATTGCCCGTGTGACATTTCTCGCAGCGCTTGGTGCGCTGATTGTGCATCACCTTGCACATCGGACATTCTTTTTTAATGGGCATTAAAAAAGTTTCATCCCTTCTCGCTCGTCTTTTTCGTATTGCAAATCTTCAGCGCGCTCCCTCTGCTTCGATATAAGATGCTCGCTTGGAACCCACAGGGCTGGAACATTCCTGT